TATAATGATGAAGTCAAAGCAGAGTTAAAAGAGTATCAGAGGTTATGGTTAGAAGATTTTATATAAATTTTTTTATATCCCCGACTTCGCAAAACATTTTTTCGTTTTCACAGAAGAACCCAGCCGCAGTTTCTTTTTTAAAAACCTTCGTTTGAAATTTTTCGAAGGTTTGACAATACTAAGTTATTAAAACTTCAATAATCACCTTTTGGATAGTTGCTCTAGTGGTTACACCATGTTATAATATATCCTAATTAAATGGGAAATTTGGAGGAATATTATAATATGAGGAAACGAGTATATGATGTAGGCTTTAAAGGGAACACTAGGTTTGGAACTGAATATACTATTGTTGAACATCTTGATAACCATAGAGTTTTAATTAAATTTGAAACTGATAATACTAGGGAAATGTCAATCAGTAGTGTGAGGAAAGGAAATGTTACAAATCCAATGGATAAAAGTGTTCTAGGAGTCGCTTGTATGGGTGGGGATAGAAATTCTGCAAGTGACGGATTATTTTATCGAACTTGGTTAAGACTCGTAGAGAAACATATTCGAAATGAGATTATATTATCCGAAAATTGGTTGAATTTCAATACTTTTTGCATATTTATGGATCAACACGATTATTTTAGGTATGACTTTTATGAATTTGTGTGCGAAGGACAGGTGTATGATCACGATACGGTTAAAGTTATAAAACGTATTGATACCTCAAAATGTCCCGTATGCGGATCACAATTTAGATCGTCACTCAAACAATTAACTTGTAGTCAAAAATGTTGGAATAAATACAATGATAATGATCGATTACAGAGATTGAAAAAAGTGTATGGTACTATGGATTCTCGTTATGATCAACGAATAAGATTAGTTGATGAAAATGAATATACCAGTACTAAAAATAAGGAAAAACAACGTTTCAAGTGTTTGGAATGTGGTGGGGAGTTTGATCAGTCGTTTAAAAATATAATGACTGCCCCAAAGACTAGAAAAAATATATGTCCGCATTGTAAACAATGTGAAGATTCTAAACAAAAAGAGCAGTTGTATACTATTAAAATATGTCCCGAGTGTGGGAAAGAGTTTGACTCAAAGGATCGACGAGGTACTTATTGTAGTGATGAATGTTCAAGGGTGGTTCATAAGAAACGACTTGATCTACATAATAAAAAATTAACCGCAGAACGACGTGCTAACTTCGTTAATACTAAACACGTTTGTATTAATTGCGGTGAAGAATTTGAAAGAACTTATGATCATAGGAGCGAAATATATTGTAGTAATAAATGTTCCGACAGATTTCATCATAAAAACAAAGATAAATTTAGAAAAAAACGAATGAAAGCAAACGGGACAGTTGATAGAACAATTACCCTTGAATTATTAATTAAAAAAGATAATAATATTTGTGCATTATGTGGTGAAAGCTGCAATAGTGACGACGTTAGTATTAATGATCAAGGATACTATATAGTTGGTGAGTCTTATCCAAGCATAGATCATATACAACCAGTTGCAAGGGGTGGCACTCACACATGGGACAATGTTCAATTAGCACATATATCGTGTAATAGAAAAAAAGGTGATAAATACTTGGAATGTAATTAATTACATTCCTTTTTTAATACTCTAAAAAAGGGGGGATTGAATGGCAAATATAAAACCAGCTAGTTTAAAGCAAGGTGTAATACCAAAACAACAATTAGAGGCGAGGATAAATGCCGAAGAAAAGTTAAAAGGCGATCCGATAGCTGCTGATGCTCCAACTCGACTTACTGAAAATGGAGTAATGATCTACAATAAACTGTTAACGTCGTTTCCGAAAGACTTTTTGACGTCTAGTGACTCGCACACATTGGAAATCGTGGCGAACTCTTTGGATATGATGCAAACCGCACAGGAGGACATAAATTCGAGGGGGCAGTTATTGGCGGACGACTCCGAAAACCCTAGTATTAGGATCTACGAACGATATTCAAAGATATTTAATACTTTCGGTTCTAAATTAGGTATGTCACCGAAGGATAGAGCGGCATTGGCTATAATAATGACAACACAAGCAGCAGATGACGAAGATCCTTTATTGAAGGCATTGAAAAACAGATAAATGTTAGTCGAAAGAGCTTTATTATATGCAAATCGAGTCGTTGCGGGGGACGAAATCACCACTTGGGAAGTCAAAAGACAATGTGAGATCTTCTTACATGACTATCATAATGAAGATGAAACGTATTATTTTGATCAAAAAGAGGTTGAATTAGTCGAAACTTTGCTTTCGTTTATGAACTTCGCAACGGGTATTAATTGTATTGGGACAAGTATTCTTGACGGATTACATGGTTTTCAATGCTTTTTTATTGTCAATATCTTTGGTTTTAGATACAAAGATAAGCCGAAAAAGTTCAAACATCAAGATATTACGTTATTTATTCCACGAAAAAACGCAAAAACATTTATTCTTTCAGTCACATTATTAATTTTAATGTTAACAGAGAATGAATATAGCGAATTTTATTCAATATGTATCGACCGAGATCTTGCGGGAGAGGTTAAAAAGTGCATGATGCAAATTATTGATGCGTCGCCGATCATTACAAAGCGATTTAAGAAGTCAGTCACTCTAAGCGGCAAGATCACTTGCTTATTGACTAACTCGTTTTATCAAGCGAGGACGTCAGAGAGTGGTCGTAACAATGCGATTCGTCCGAGTGCATTTATTGCAGATGAAATCGGAAACTTTAGGGATTACGATAATATTACCGCTATGAAATCGGGACAGTTGTCAGTAGTTAATCCATTGATGTTGAAGGCTACGACTGCATATGCAATCAACGACTCGATCATGTTGGAGGAATTGGAATACATACGAAAAGTATTAAAGGGAGATATTGAAGATCGCAATCAATTTGCATTGATATACTATGCGGAACAAGGTCACGAATGGGACGATACAGGTTTATTTATGTCGAACCCGCTGCGAATTGATGAAAATTACGACGAGATTAGAAAGTCGAGGGCGAAAGCACTCAATAAGCCTTTGGAACGAACTGAATTTTTAACTAAGCATATGAACATTTTCGTAAATTCAGAACAAGATGAACCATATTTGAAGATGACTGAATGGCGAAAAGGTGTCATTTCATTGGAGAAATTCAAGGAATTAGTCAAGGGGCAAAGTGTTGTTGTATCACTCGATCTTTCGATCACAACCGATTTAACTGCGGTCGGGATAGGATTTACTCACGAAGGGGAATATTATTTCCTTAGTCATGGATTTTTACCTCGAGGATCATTGGCAGAACGTCGTGAAAAGATAGATTATCAAGCTATGGAGCGATTGGGTTATTGTACAATTTGCGACGGTTTATCCGTTAACTATTCGCAAGTATATGATTATATAATGTCGATCGAAAAAACTTTTGATTGCAATATTGCTTATATTATATCCGATCCCTTCAACGCAAAAATGATGTTGGAAGATCTCGCAGCAGATTATGATGTTGTAGAGTTAAAACAATGCTTTAATCAACTATCAAGCCCTACGAAAGAGTTTAGAAATGAAGTTTATAACGGAAACATATATCACGTCGAGAATAAAATCCTTGACTGGTGTATGTCTTGCATGACGTTAGAAGTGGGTAAAGCCGAGGACGTTATGCCGAAAAGGAAATACAAGAACCGTCAACGTATTGATATGGCGGTTGTATGTATATTTGCATTTAAGTTATTATTCGATTCACCAAAGATAAAAAACTGGGACGAGATAATAACGGAGGAATGGAGTTGTTAAAATGAAAAAATTAATTGAAAAAGTGTGGTTATACTTAGAGGAAATATTAACTGTAATTGCGTTAATATCTTTAGTTATAACGGGATTTTTAATTAATTCGATCGTTGGATTCGGAGCAGTAACGTTGGCGACTGCTGCTGCTGCAAATCTAGTGATCAAGTATAAGGAAAGATTATATTCTGATTAATGAAGTCACAATATTACAAAAGTAGAAAGACGAAGATTAATAACGACGTCTTTTTTGGCGGGACATCGCTCGAAGAATTATTATCTAGTGATACTGTAACTATTAAAACTATGACTTCCGACTCGGTGGTTATGTCTTGCGTAAATGCGATAGCAACATATATTGCATCTATGGGTTGTCATTTATATCAGAAAGATGATTTTAGTTTTAATCGTGTTGAAAATAGTATCACTAATGTATTAAGTCGCCCGAACAAGATCCAAGGACAATTTGATTTTATGAAAGAAATGATCATAAAAATGCTGCTGGAGGGGGATTCATTCGCAGTAATGAATTTTCATAATGGTAAATTAATATCATTAGAACAAATTGAAGGTGCAAGATTATCAGAGTCGATATTAGGATCTAACATATGGCAAGTTACGGGAACCGTAAGGGGAAAATATATCACCGTGCCATATGAAAACACGTTACACTTTAGAGATCTATTCAATAGGTTCGACGCATTACGTCCTATCCTAGAGAGTAAGGTTGCGGCTAACAAGTTAGTTACTAAAGCATTTGAAAATGGATTAAATAATAATGTCAAAGCATGGATTGAATTGCAAGGAACGTCGAGTGAGTCAAGTAAAATGATACTAAAATCGGCATTTAACAGAGTTCTTACATCAAATGATGATAATATAGCAGTACTTGATGAAGGAATGAAATTAAATCCAATTAGCGGCGGAACACATTCATTTCAAGAGTCACAAGTTGCACAATTAACGAAGGATTTAGACGCAAAGATCCATCAAGTAATGAACGTTCCGTCGGTCATAACGTCGGTTGCCGAGGGAACATATAATATTTCCGACAGTTTAAAAAGTAATTTCATACAATCGTTATTACCTTTCTTAAAGATGATTGAGCAAGAATTTTTTGAAAAGCTACTTACTAGAAAAGAAAAGCAAAATTATTATTTCAAAATCAATTATAGATCTTTAATGCGTGGTAATGACAAGGACCGTATGGATTATTATAGAAATGCCCTATTAAATGGGATAATGAGTCAAGCCGAAGTTAGACGACTTGAAGATCTACCATACATAAAGGGAACAGACGATTTATTAATGTCGCTTAATTACGTTCCGATCACAAAATATGATACTTATATTGAAAATAAATACGGAATGACTAAAAGCAGCGGTGAAAATATCGAAGGTGAAGAAAAAGACGAAAATATCAAAGAATAGTTAAAAATCGAACCTCGTGTACGCCATTTTAAGGCGTTTTATAACAAGGGGTAAGGTGTTTATACCTTTAATTTTGAAAGGGGGTGAGAGTTTGAGAAGTTTTAAGGACTATATGAAGATCAAAAACACAGTTGACGCAAATGAGCTTTATTTTTATGGTGAGATCGTCGACGACAGTTGGGAGACATGGAATGAATTATACAGTTGCCCAACTGACATATTAAATTATATAGGACAGATAGATCAAAGTAAACCTTTAAACATTTACATAAATTCGGGTGGCGGATCTGTATTCGCTGGTCTAAGTATGTATAATTCTTTAAAACGATTATCATGTACAAAGAATGTATATGTTGACGGTTTGGCGGGATCTATTGCGTCGATAATTGCAATGGTTGGAGATAATATATACATTCCTTCCAATGCGTATTTAATGATCCATAAACCGAGTGGCGGAGCATATGGTGATGCTAATGAGCTAAGGAAAATGGCGGATACATTGGACCGAGTTCAAGAAGGTTTATTAAATGTGTATAAAGAGAATTTAAAAGAAGGTGTTGAAATATCTACAATCGAGGATATGGTCAACAATGAAACTTGGTTAACTGGTGAACAAGCGGAGCAATATTTCAATATAAATTGTGTTGATCCAATCGACATGGTTGCTAAAGTAAATTCAAGTATAGGTAATTATGACAAATTACCGACAGATCTTAGAGATTCAATAAAAGATCAAAAAGAAAGACAAATGAAAGCAGAACAAAAAGAACAAGAAATGGAGTTAGAACTTATAGAGCTTGAATGTAGTTTATAGGTTCTTTTTTTATGCAAAAATTTAGGAGGTTTTATTAAATGACAAGAATAGAAGAATTAAAAAAAGAAATAAGAAATAAAATGGACGAGTTTAGAGGTGCTAAATCGACAGACGATAAAACAAAAGTATTCAATGCAATAAAAGCATTAGAGTCAGAATTAAGAATGGAAGAAGAATTAAACGGAATAGACTTAGGGGCAGCAGCACCGAAAGCTGATCCAGTTCCAGCACCACAAAATGAAAAAGTATCAGTAATACACGCAATGGCTAAACAAGTGAAAAACCAACCATTATCAGAAGGTGAATTACAAGCGATAAAAAATGCGGTTACGGGTGAAGACAACATACACATAAAAGAATTATCAACTCAAATAAGAGAGTTATTAAGACATAAAGATTACTTAAAAGATCTTGTGACAGTTCAAAAAACTACTGCAATAAGCGGACAATTCCCAGTTAATGCAACTAAACATCAAGGTTTAGTTGAAGTTGTTGACGGGGTGGATATGAACGCAGACACTAATTTACAATTTGATGCAGTAAAATTCACTATAAAGAAATATGGTAAATTAGGTTTATTAAATGACACTATACTTAAATTCACAGAGGCAGATTTAATATCATACATGGCACAAGTATTCGTTGATGCTTACGTTTACAAAATAAATGATATGATATGTGAGACGTTAGTTGGAAAACAAGGTGCTAGAAAAGAAGGAATGAAACAAGTAAACACAGTTAAAGAGTTAGTATCAGCTACAAGACTTGGATTAAACAGAGCTTTAAAACAAGACGGTGCAGTTATATTAATGACTGAAGAAACTTTCGATCATTTCGCTAAACAAGAAAACTCAAAACTTGACTTATCTTGGGTACAACCCGATTTAACTAAACCAGCACAACCATATTTCAACGGTTACCCTGTTAGATTCGTTGATCCAGCTCACTTAAAAACTGGTTTCGTTCAATCTAATGAGGAAGTAGCTGCTACAAATTCGGAAACAGCAGATGCAGTAAGACATTTCTTTGCGTTTGGTAACTTCAAACAAGCATTAATGTTATTCGAAAATGAAGAATACACTCTATCAATGTCTAAAGAGGCTGGATTCCTTAAAAACGTTGTGTATTCTAAAATAATAACTTACTTCGACATAGCAACTTACGACAAAGATGCTTGGGAAGTATATTATACAGACATAGCAAAATAATCAACTTAATATTAAATTACGAAAGGGTATCTTAATAGATGCCCTTTTTATAATTAGAAAGGGATAACATGAGTAAATTAAAAACATTATTAATAGACAATGAAGTCATCGCCCCTAATGTGACGGGTGATACATTCCTGTTAACAGAAAAATTTTTAGAGTTATTACAAGATAAGATTGTTAATAGTGATTGTATTATAAATCATATTCCTAGTTATGATATTGCTGCTAAAAAAGCACACGTTCCAGTTTTAAGTCAAATGACATTTATCGAAGATGAGAGCGGGAATATAACTAATGATATAAACGGTGCGATTACCGTTGCTATGGCAAGTGGCGAATTAAAATCAATAGATCTGAAACTTGCGTTTTCATCAACTATATTCGAGTTGCAAGGTCAATCACTTAAAGATTATATTGCAGATGCAATGGTTGAATACTTAATCGGAGCGATACACACTCAATTAAAAAAGGCGTTGATTGATGCTGAATGTGGGGAAGAACTAGAAACATATACTGACACTTGGTTTAAAAAATTCGCTAAATCATATATCAATAAAAATAGTGTCGTGTTAATGTCAACTGATATTATCGGAAAGATCAAAGGTTTAGATATTCAACAAGATTTTAAAATTTTAGGAGTTGAGCCGATTTTGACAGATGATAAAAACTTCAACGGAATGATAGTAGTTGGTAAAAATGACATTGCACACGTTCACGACGGACAAATTGAAAATAGAGTATTTGACAATGTGGGATTCTTATCAAATTTAACTTACTTTAATACTAGATATTATAGTGGATTCGTAATTAAACGTCCCGAACATTGTCACGTTGTTACGTTTCAATCTTAGAAGTCGTTAATTCAATATATAGGGGGTGATCATATGCCAGTAGTTACATTAGATCAAATAAAAAAACACTTAGGCATTGATTTAGATGACGATTATAATGACGATCTTTTAATCGTACTTCGAGATACTTCGACAGATTATCTTTCATATTTAGTTAATGGTAACGCCAACAACATTAACCAAAACCTAGCGACCGTATTTATATTATGTATGATTTCCGAATTGTTCAACAATCGTGATCTAACAAAAGCGGGGGCAGTTACTCGTAATAATATACTAACAAGTATATTAGTTCAATTACAATATGCTGCAAATTAGTACAAAACCACACAATTTAAAACACACAGTTTTATTTCAACGATCTACGTTAGGAAAAGACGCAGACGGAAAACCAACGTACATTTGGACTGACATTTATAAAACGAGGTGTCACGTTCGATCTACTGTATCAAACGAATATCTCCAAGGGAATGGTGACAACGTCAAAATTGATAAGACTATAGTCATTAGATTACATCATAAACACAAATTATACGAGGGTGATCTTGCAATTATCAAGGACGTAAAATACAACATTAAAAGTGTCGTGGATATACAGGACGAAAACGAATGGCTTGAAATAAAATTATCGAGGGTGAAAATATGAGTGTAGATGTTAACGGTTTAGATGAATTGATGTCTAGGTTGGAACAGTTGGGCGACGTAGGAAAGAAAGTAGGAAAGAAAGCGGTCAATGAAGGATTAAAAGTTTTTCTCGACGGAATGAAACAAGATGCACCCATTGATCAAGATAATTCCCGTAGTAAATTAGTGATCCAAAATGTGAAAGTTAATAAGGACGGTGCTGCATGGGGATCAGTAGGGATAGGTAAAAAGAACTGGAACAGTACACGACAATTATGGTATCAACATTGGGGGTATCGTAACTTTGGTTGGAACTTTGACGGTAAGTTAAAGATCACAAATAACGTCGGCTGGTTGGATAAATCATATGAGAAGTCGAAAGCTGCTGCTGAACAAAAGACGACTTCGATCTTAAAAAAGGAGATTGACAATTTATTAAAATGAATACATTACTTGAACAAGTTTTACTTGAAACAGGGATCGACTTCTATTTCTTAGAACGTCCTTCAAACGTGTTCCCTTGTATTGTGTACACATATAATGAATATTTAAACACAATGGGTGATTATAAAGAGGAGTCAACGAGATACGACGTATATTTAAATTTATTCGTCAAGGAGAACATATTTGAAACTATTGAGAAGATCAAGGGAGTAATGGAAAATCATTATTTCAGAAAAACAATAATAAACGCACCTGTTAAATTTGATAATACAGACTATTATCAAGTTACATTTAGTTATGCAAAGACGATTTCAAAATAGATCGTCTTTTTTTAATACAAAAATTTAAAGATACAAAGGAGATAAAGAATTATGGCAAGAGAAGTCGGGATAAGTAGAATAACATTATTCCCATTAACAAAAGATGTAGAAGGGCAAGATCCAACATGGGGAGCTGGTTATAGGGTCCCTTGGGCAGTTAACTTTGAAAGTTCTAACGAATATTCAGAGGGTGAGTATTACGCAGATAATATAATCGAAAACTCTATAAAACAAATAGCAAAAGTCAATGTGACAATGGAGGTATCTTCTGATACACCACCAGCATTAGATGCGAAAATAACTGGGAAAGGTTATAAGAACGGGAAATCATTCGTTGCAACGGGTCAAGTTGCACCATACCATGCGATAGCATATGAAATAGCTATGGATAACGGAAACCTAAGACGAAGAATAATATATAAAGTTGCACTTGCTAAAAATTCAAGAAACAACGCAACGCAAGAAGATTCGTTAGAAGGTCAAACATTTACCTATGAAGGGACAGGAGTTCCGCTTGTATCATGCTTACAAGTAGAAATGGAAATGGATTTAGCAGAAATAAACGCAATATCTGAACCGTCAGAAAAAGCATTAGCATTAAACCATTGGAATAAATTCTTCGAACAACCAATATTACCAACAGAAGAAGAAGAAATAAACTAATTTATACCTACCCATTAGGGTAGGTCTTTTATTTATAGGAGGATAACATGGAGAAAATACATTTAGGCAAAAAAAGAATTGTTGAACTTGAGATCAACGGGAAGGAATGTATCGCAGCACTTGATAACTATGCGATAGATCATTTCCAAGTAACAAATCGTAAAGGATTTTTAAAAGCTATTGAAGGGATTCAAAATCATAATATAACTTCAATAATAGCTTTATTAGGATCAATTATCCGAGATAAAAAGACAAATAAACCACTTGGGGGAAAATATTTCAAGCAATTCGACACAATGGATATTGTTAGCTCGTTACTACCTGTTATAACTGAATTAATTCCCGATAATTTACCACAGGCGGGTAATAAAAAAGAAAAAAAGTAGATCAAGATTCAAACGGGTTTATTGATATATCAAACCTTTATTATTTGGCAAAGTCAACTCTAAAATGGGGGGACGAGGAATTTTGGGACTGTTCTCCTAGATTTCTATTTGAACAGTTCGAGTTATTCTCTAAATATAATAAACCTAAAAATGACAGTCGAGATCGACAAAGATCAAGACGTAATAACCGAGGTGAAAATATTAGGACCGAGGTAAAACGATATAAAGTATTAGATAGTATAGGAGGGTGTTAATATGTCAGACACTAAACAATTAACCGTCAAGTTGGCATTACAGTCAAGCTCGTATACTCAACAGATCAAGTCAATTAACACGTCGAACAAACGTCTTAAATCTGAATTTGAAACTTTAAACTCCACGTCCGAAGATTTCCAAAATACATTAGAAGGCCAAAGTGCTAAGTTCAAGATGCTTAGTTCAACATTAGAAAATACTAAGAAAAAGTTTTCGATATATGAAGATCAAGTATCAAAATGCAAAGCAACATTAGATCAAGCATCATCTTCGTATGAAGAACAAAGGAATAAAGTTAATGCGTTATCACAGGAACTAGAAAAAGCCAAACAAACTTACGGGGAAAATTCAAAGGAAGTTAAACAACTATCACAGGATTTAACCGAGGCGGAAAAAGCACTTGATAAAAAACGCAATACGGTATTAAATGCGGATAATGCACTTGAACGAATGAAAACCACGTTAAATAATACGCAAACCGAAGTTAACAAACTAGAGAATGAACTTAAACAATGTGAACGAGAGATCAATCAATTTGAGAATGAAGGTAGACAAGCGGGACAAAGTTTAAAAGATTTCGAAGGTGTATTGGAGGACGTGGGTGATAGTGCCGAAGATATGGGCGATTCATTGGACGAAGTTAGTGGGGACATTTCAGAGATTGCCGACGGACTTAGTAACGCTGGTGAGAGATTAACTGACATTGGGAACACAATGGTTGATGCGTTAATGGGGACGGTTGAACAGTCCGAGGAAACTCGACGAGCCATGAACAGATTCAATGCTAGTTTGGGATTAACCGCAGACGAGGCCGAAGAATTTAGCGACATAATAAAAAATATATATGCGGATAACTTTGGGGAGGGCATGGACGACGTTGCCGAGGCAGTAAGAACAGTTTATCAAAACTTGGATATTACTGGCGATGAATTACAAGACGTAACCGAAATGGCGATGACAATGGCGGATACTTTTGATATGGATATAACCGACTCAACAAAAGCCGCTAGGTTAATGATGAAAGAGTTTGGGTTAACCGCAGACGAGGCGTTTAATCTTATTATTCAAGGAGTTCAAGCGAATTTAAATAATACATATGAATTAGCCGATAGTATAAGCGAATATTCGGTGTATTTTGATGCTGCTGGTTTGAGTGCCGAGGAAATGTTCAATGTATTCCAAAGTGCAAATGAAACTGGGGTATTCACCATTGATAAAGTCGGTGATGCAATAAAAGAAATGACTATTAAAATGAATGAATGTGACGAAGATGTTGCCGACGTCTTTAAAAGCATGGGTTACAATAGTGACGAAATGTTCAAGAAGTTCGGAGAGGGTGGCGATAGTGCGAAAGAAGTCTTTCTGAAAATGACAGAAGGATTGTCAAATATTGAAGATCCTATCAAACGAAATCAAGCAGCAGTTACATTATTCGGAACTATGGCGGAAGATCTAGGGATTGACGCAGTAGAGGCATTGGGTGGAATTGAAGGTGCTTTCGACCAAACATATGAAAGTGCTGAACAATTAACACGTGTTAGATATGATAGTTTATCAGATGCTTTTGAGGGACTAAAAAGAGCAATCGACGTCAATATATTTCAAAAAATAGGTGAGTCAATAACAAACTTCTTTGATCCATTACTTGATATTATTCCCGAAATAGTGGCATCAATGTCAGAATGGGGACAAGCTAACGAAGGATTATTGACTGCGATTGGTCTAGTTGGTGGTGCAGTCGGCGGAGTATTAGTCGTATTGGGTGCGTTAGCCACAACAGTTGGTACGATTGCGGCTTTAGTCGCTGGATTTAACGCTTTAATAGTTCCGTTACTCCCTTTAATCGGATCAGTTGCAACGGTATTAGGAGTTGTTTCGGGTGCCGCAATTGCACTTGGACTTGCAATAAAGGAGAATTGGGACGGAATAAGAGATGCGACAAGTCAGCTCGTTGAAGAATGTAGTCCGTACTTTGATGATCTTAAAGGTGCTTTTTCGAGATTGTGGGAAACTGCAAAAAGTATTTGGGAAACGGTGGGACAACCGTTATTTAGAATACTTGGAGAAGTGATCGAGGTTGCGATTTTAAATGCAATACCTTTTATTAAATTATTGTTATCTACATTTACGTCAGCTATTGATGCAATTTCATTAGTTTGGAATACAGTCGGAAAACCTGTATTTGGGTTCATAGTATCTGTCGTTCAAACAATGTGGGCGGCAGTTAAACCAGCTATGGAGGGGTTGAGTAAGGCGGTTGGTTCTATGTGGTCGAGTGTTAAAAGTAAATTAAATTCATTCAAAAATGGCGTGTCGAATGTTATGAAAACCGTTCTATCACCCGTGAAAGAGGTTATCAAGTGGTTTGATAAATTAGCAAATACAGTTGGAAAGATTTCAAAAACTGTGGTTGGTAAAGTTCAAGCTATGTTTGGTCGAAGTCGTGACTTTGACATTAATGCTGGAGTTGAAGTTGCAGCAGTTGAACCCCTTTCGACGGTCGCTATGAGTGGATCCTATTATACGAGATCGACACCACTTGCTACGACGTATGGTGAATTGAGTAATACCTTACAATCTGTAAACGGATATATGACGTCGGGATCAAGTTCTAATATTGAGGGTATGTTTAAAAAGATGTTGGATCTTATGACATTACAAACTCAATTATTAGAAAACAATCAAGAAGTCATTGTAAACGTTGGAGGTACTGAATTAAAAAAAGATTTTTACAACTACACAGTTAAAAAGTTAAATATGCAAAGTAAATTGGCGAAAGGATTTTAAATATGAAATACGGGACTTTATGGTTTAATAATAAATCAAATAGGGACATAGGGGTTAAAGTCAAGGGTATAATCAATTATCCCTTGGTGACTCCTATTTATGAAACTTATGAGGTTGCAGACGGTACAACTTATCGCAAGATCATAGGTTATAATGAAGGTTCGATTCCTGTCACATTTAATATCATGGACCATAAACACATTAGAAAGATAGTATCATCAATGAACGAATGGATTATTGATATTAAAGATAATAAATTAATATTCGCAGACGATAAAGAATTTTATTACATTGTTAAGTCGATTGAGTTAGATTCGGAATTTAGTCGCACCCTTCAAGATCTTGGAGAATGTCAAGTCAACTTTATAGTTGAACCTTTTAGACGTAAATTAAGTGAACTAAATCCGATTCCTATATCTAACGGTATGATCATTCATAATGACGGGGCGATTGCTGCTAAACCTATTATACGAATTGAAGGTGAGGGTGCGATTACACTAAATGTTAATAATGAAACGATCAAAGTGAATGTTAGTAAACATATTACAATAGATAGCGAAAAGAAATTATGTTATCGTGACGACGGAACGTATCAAAATACAAGTTTAAGCGGTGAATATCCAACTCTCGAGAAGGGAGAGAACAAGATCACTTGGGGGACAGGTGGGACAGTTAAAAAAATTACAATAATGACGAATAGGAGATATTTCTAAATATGATACAGGTTTATGCTGCTACAAATAGAGATTTTACTCAAAATGGAGATATGACTCTTATAAATTGTACGTCATGTGAACTTGACGTCACTTTAAATAGTACCAACGCAATTACATTAGTTCACCCAATCGACAAGGAGGGTAGGTGGAAGTATCTTGAAAAGGAATGTGTTCTCAAAGTTCCAGCTCCAAACATACAAGATCAGCTTTACATAGTTAAAGACGTGATGCAGACAGAGGACGAGATCACCGTTACAGGTGTTCCACTTTTCTTAGGAACTAAGAGAGTACTTGTTGATGTGCGTCCAACTGATGCGAACGGTCAACAAGCACTTGATAAGATCCTTGAAGGGACACAATTCAAAGGTCATTCTGATATTACCGCAAGATATACGAGTCACTTAATAAGAAGACAATTATTAGATGCAATCATGAGTGATGACGACAACTCGTTTATGAGTAGGATCGGCGGGGAGTTATTCATTGATAACTTTGACATTTATGTTAATGATAGGATCGGAATTGATACTGGATATAGATTTGAATACAACAAAGATATTACATCAATTGAAGATAACAGCAATACATCTAAGGTACTAACTAGAGTTATGCCATTGGCATATGGAGGTAGAACTATTCCCGAGGGATTCGTCGATAGTCCATTAATCGGAGCTTACAAAGAGATCTACGAGGACGTAGTAGCTTTTGATAACTACAAGTTGGTTAGTGACTTTGGAGAGGACGAAGAATATGGGGAGAACGACCTAGTTTTTAACACAGAAGATCAATTATATGCTGCTTTAAGAAAAGCAGTTAAACAATTATATGATGACGGTTTAGATAAACCGACCATGTCGATTACATTCAATATCACAACTTTGGAGCATATGGAGGAATTTAAAGGGTTCGAAAATCTTTTAAATGTTGGTTTAGGAGATCGAGTTCAATTACACTATGATCCATTGAACATTGATGTTACATCACGAATAACTGCGTATACTTACGACTGCTTAAAAGAGGAATATTCTAGTTTAACGGTCGGGGATATAGTGGGCGGTTTTGTTGAGATTGCAACATCAACGAATGAGAAACTAAATAATATTTTGAATAAAAATGGAACAGTTGCGGGATCAAGTATCAACGGTACGATCAACGCATTAAATACTCAATTCAAGGCTCAAAGGGACGTGGCCGAAAAGCAGCACGTTAGAGCTATTTTATTTGAGGATTTAGACCCCGAGTCGCCAACGTTTGGGGCTATGTCGCTTGGAACTATGGGATTTGAGATTGCATCGGAAAGGACCGAGGACGGTCGAGGTTGGAAGTGGTCAACATTCGGTACAGGTCAAGGATTCGTTGCCGATCAAATCGTTGCGGGTGTACTTAGTGCGGTTATGATCCAAAACACGTCGGGAACGTTTCAAATGGATTTAAGTCGTGACAACGGAATGATCTTCCGAAATAACAATCAAGATGCTATAAAAATCAAAGGTAATAATATTTATATGTACGATTGGAAAGGGAATAACGGAATTGTTGGTGCAATACAGTCAGTTGTTGAAAGTAACAATAAAATAGTGGCTGGGGTGGCATTTACGCACAAACCACACGGTTACAATGCTATTTCATACGAGTCAGCGACCAACAGTAGTAATGCACACTCTTACATTACGTTTGATAAGTATAATGTAAGAGCCACCGAGGATTCACCGCACCCAATTACTATTTATGAACACGTCGACTTTTACGGTGCGAGAGCATATTTTGGGGAGCATTGTATACAACGAACAATTAATGGAGAATTAGGTATTTGGGATTCAGACGGTAATTACTTAATGTATTTCAATAAATCTAAGGATTATGCTGGGTTTAGTGGTGACGTGAGAGTTAATGGTTCGTTATCAGTTAGTGGCACTAAGAATTGTGTACAACAAACCGATAACTACGGAGTGAGATCCTTCTACGCAGTCGAAGATGCAGAAAACTATTTGACTGATAGATCGTCACAAATATTTGATGTGGAAATAGATTCGAAAGGTAGATTTATACGTCGTATAGACTTAGATCCAGTTTTCATGGAGTGCGTTAATACTGATATTGATTATACTGTTGAAATTATAAAGCAAGGTTGGGGTGACTTTAGGGTATTAGAACAAACTAGAGATCATTTTATAGTCGAGTCTGATTGCTGCGACTTTACTTTTAAATATGTCGTTACTGCTAAACGTAGAGGTTTCGAGCAAGAGCGACTTAGAAAAATGGAGGAAGACAATGAAGTTAGTAGATAAATTCGAACCCGAGGTAATAGTGTTAGATCTTTCAAATGATCAGCATATATTCGGTGGGAAATTAAAAGAAAAAGATATAAATACAAGACGAAGAAAAATTAAATTTTCATATAACGGGCAACTATTAGATCTGACGGGTATTTCATGTAGGGCTTTTATTAAGAAACCCGACGACACAGTATCATATATAACGTGTCCGATCATAGATAATGAGTATGCCTTGTTGGACTTTACGACTAACAGTAGAGCAATTGAAGGGATAATAAAAGTTGAATTAGGAATTTCACTAGATGATCAAGAAATATCTACGTTTATTTTAGATTTTGAGGTCGTCAAATCTCTTAGGGACGACGACGCAATCCAATCAAGTAATGAGTTTGGAGCATTACAGGATATTATAAACACAGTCGGAGGATTAGCAGATGCACAAAAACGACTAACTGATTTAGAAAGCTCTACGGGACAATTAAAGATTGATAATGAACAGTTACGAGGCGATATTCAAACTGTCACAACAGAAATCACAAATATTAAACAAGTAACTAATAACTTAAATGCTGAAAATGCGGTCCTAGTTGAAAAGATCAGCGATTTAACTAATAGAGTCGCATCTTTAGAAAGTGGAACAGGAGGCAGCGGCGGAGGAACTACCATTATAAATAAGGGGGGAATTTCTCGATTACCCGATTGGTACACTCCACCAACAATTCTTGGGACAGAGTTAGATTCGAACGGTGTGCCAAGTGATCATAATTATAATGACAGTTTAAATTGGATCTTAGAACCGATTAGAGCGGCTAATCCAACGTACATAAAACGTACTTCATTAGGTAAAGATCAATCGAATACATATGATATTTACAAATATGAACTTACGCCCGATAGTTATGATAAGACATTACTAATCACTTGCTGCTTACATGGGAACGAGTATACATCATTCTATGGACTATGTAGGTTTTTAGAGTTGCTATGTGCTGACAATGTGAGCGATCCAAACTTGCTGTACTTAAAACAACAAGTTAAACTTGTAATCGTTCCAATATGTAACCCTTGGGGATTCGTAAATTCAAAACGTCAAAATTCAAGGGGCGTGGATCTTAATAGAAACTTTGAGTATTTATGGAATGAGTACTCAACAAATGCCTCTGAAGGACAGACGAATTATAAAGGTACTGCACCATTTTCTGAAAAAGAAAGTCAAATCATGCGTGATTTAATACAAGATCTTTCCGAAGTCAAAACTTTTTGTGGGTCAATAGATTGGCACACTTTGACTACAATTCAAGCAGAAAAGGTTGTATATTATCCAAGATTTAGGGATAACTGCATAACTCAACTATCCGAAATGTTATCAACATTAGATCCCGATAATGGAGAAGATGAAAGAGTTATATTTGCATCTAGTAATCTACCGAGTATGTCGTGTTGGGCATCATATGTAATAGGTACACAAGCACTAAATCCCGAATGGAATAACTCGGCATATGGAGGTAAACGTAACAATTTCTTAATGACTCGTTACGTTGAATATTTCGTTAACACAATTTTAGTTATGGTTAAAAATTCGAGAGATAAACGTACTAAATTAGTTGAACCATTTACAACACATCATTATTTCTATGCTGACAGTTCAAAGTCAACAGAAGATAGTAATCGTTATAGTTCGGACGGGTGGAGATTATTAAATTCATCTACGAATAAAACATATTCGACAATGGCTGCATCTAAGATCACACAAAGTTTAGATTCTCAATATACGGTTACTGCTAATGGCTGGATCAAAGTTAAGTGTAAAGCAGATTCAACACTACATTTACAGCCGACACTATACCAACAGTATTCAACGGGACAAAATCAAAGTTCAGTACAAGATCAATCAAGAGGTGAAATAGTAATGTCGCTGAAAGGTGGGCAAGATTATATAATCCCAGTTGCAGCGACGATCATGGGGTTCCCGACTTGTTATAACGGAACTTCGGCATCAAGAACAGAAGATGTTACGTTTTCAATTAGGGCTTTTTGTACGACAACTAATGCAGTATATATACAAGCATTTAATATTGTATTGCATTATGTTCCAACGAATAAAGGTATCGCAACAAGATACTACAAAGTGAAAGAAACATCAAAAACAGAATTATATCCAAGTGTATTGGAAAATTAGAAGGGAAATATTAATATGGCTACATTAAAAAATAATACAACATTACACAAAGCAAAGGTTATAGTTGACATACTACCAAAAGGTTATTGTATACCAAATCAATCAATAACACCAACAGAAATAGCAATTCATAATACAGGAGATTGGAACGTCCCAGCTGCGAATTATGCGACTGCATTAAAGAGATTTAACAAAGAAAATCCAAGTTGGCAAGCAAGTTATCATTTCGTAGTTGATGATAAAGAAATCTACCAACTTGTTGATACTCATAAAAAAGCATGGCATATCGGAAACTACAATTCGAAAGCAGTTGGTATTGAAATATGTATGTTCAAAGACGAGGTTAAACAAAAACAAGCAGAGGACAATGCAATCGCATTAGTACTTGAATTAATGAATTTATTAAATATAAAAGATATTAGCAAGGTTAAAATGCACAAAGATTATACGGGTAAATATTGTCCGCAAGTGATCATTGATCGTGACGGTAATTTAACTAAATTTAAAAATAGAATAAGTAAATTTAAATCAGAAGATCTAACACCTTTCGTTGTTAAAATAATATGTGATAGTCTAAACGTGAGAAAAGGTGCTGGAACTTCTTATGATAAAGTTGGCGAATTAAAGAAGGGTGACGCATATACAATCGTTGAGATCAAAAATAACTGGGGTAAATTAAAAAGTGGTTTAGGCTGGATAAGTCTTGGATCTAAGTATGTAGAAAGGTTGGTTAAATAATGGATATATCAGTTAAAAGTTTATTTGAAGTCGTTGTAATAGTTATGATCGTAAAATTGATAGTATCTAAATACCAACCACCGCTGCAAGAGTCTTTACAGGCTATAATATGTATATTGGTTGGGACAATAATCGGTTTACTGATTGATCCCTCTGTTGAGGGATTCACTACTGCCATAATTTCGAGTGGTGTCGGTTTTTATGGTGAGGAATTATGGTCTGCTTTAAAATCAAATAATTTAGGTGATGCGGCAACAATATCGACAAAATTAAATAAAAATAAGTGATAAAACACATGGGAGATTTTCGGATCTCCCTATTTTTTATTTTCGAAAAACAAGGATTCTCGAAGAACTTTCCGTTTCGGTACACACGTTGGAATTACTCGAACTGACCGTTGTCGGATATACCTATAACCGATATGTCTATATCGGTTTATCCACGACATAAAAATAAAATATAATAAAAATAAAATACTATAAAATTAAAATATCGGTTGTTGTAAGCTCGTACCGAGCGACACTTCATTTTTTCGAAAACAATAAATTTCTTTTTTTCTATTTTTTATGATTTTAGGGATACGATATATAACTAGATTATCAAAGGGATATTATTTTATTTGATACAAAGTAGATCTTTTTTACTCACATTTAGAAAAGGTTATTGATTCAATTAATACTAGATATTTAATCTTAAATAAATTAGATAAAATGTCTAAAAAAGTATTGCACTTTATTTGTCTCTATGATATTATCTTAAATGTCGAAAGGCAAACCACATATTTTTTAATTAAGGAGATTGAAAAGATGATCAAAGCATATATCGAAAAAAAAGGTTCATGCGAAATACAATTAAACGGTGGGTGCGGTGATGTATTAGAGGAATTAGCAATACTAACATCAAAGATATGTCAAGCGGTAGCCGACGAAACAGGGGATAATTTCGATAATGTATTTAGCCATGTTAGAAAAGCTATAAAAATACAACGCATACATGATGAGATCCAAGATGTAAAAAAAGATAATAAAGATAATGTCAACAATCCAAGTTCTATATTTGAAGTACTGTTAAAAGCCATTGAAGAACTTGAAACTATAGATAAATAATTTTGTAACCTCATTAAAATTTATCCCCCCACGAATAATTTTGTGGGGGGACTTTTTTATTCAAAAAGTGAGTAATTGCAACAAAAAACCCGCTCAATTAAGAACGGGTTTAAGATTAAAACAATTTTTATAACGATAGAGATATTGACATTCAACGTTATATGTGTTATCATTAGAATGTAGTGAAGGAGTCACTACATTTTAATACAAGATTGTTTTTAAACAATGTACTTTAATTATATCACATTTAAAAATAAATGCAAGTACATAGAATGATTCGAGATTAAAACAATTTAAAATATATGAAATATAAAAGAGGAGATATTGCACTATGAATAATAATTTTTATAACCAAACTTCATTTGAATATTCGACATACGAAAGTAATTATACTACATTAGATAATTCAATTTTGAATGAAACAAATATATCAGCTAAGGCAATAGGGATCTATTGCAAGATCGTACAGTACAGAAATTCAAGTAAACATAAAATATATGTTAAGTCTTTAGTATCATCTTTAAAAGACGGTAGGGACTCAATAGCGAGGGGACTTAAAGAGCTGGAACAATTCGGTTATATATCAAGAATAAGATTAAGAGATATTAAAGGGAGAATGTGCGGGTATAAATATTTCGTATATGCGAAACCAATACCAGTAAGCGAGAGAAACGGAATACAAGACTTCATACAAGACGAACAAGGTAATTTTTTACCAGTACCGCTGAAAGATCTTAAATCGTGTGCTGCTGCCCCAAAACATAAATCAAATACATATAATCAAAAGGAAACTGCGTTACTTGATCTTTATAAAAATAGCCACATAGAAAAAAGAGTAATGCCCCAAACAAAAGATCTAATATTATCTTACGTTAACGACTTTGATCTTGGAGTATTTGGAGAAGTGTTCGCTGCTGCTGGATCTGACGACGTTAAAAAGAAATATGCGTACTTAAAAGCTACATTTGCAGCACTTAAAGAAAAAGGTATAACAACATTAGATCAATATAATAAAGATGCCGATACATATAGAAACAAGATTCAAACTAAAGTATTAACTAAAAAGTTAAAAGAAGAATATGCTGCTGCTGGACTTGACGAGAACGGACATTCAATAAATCCAGTAGAAGTTACTGCTGGAGCTTTTGACGAGTCACTGATAAATGATGATGTTACTTTAGAAGATATTTATTATACTCCTAATGGCAACGTAGAGGGGCAAATGGATATATCAGACTATGATTTACCAAGTGAAGTATTAGAAGATGCCACAGAGGACGTGGTGGACGTTTGTGTTAATGAAGTAAACACTATGTATGATGCGTATAAAGATGCGTATAAACTAGCTATAGAACAGGGTATGGACGTTATCCTATCGCAAGTAACAAGATATGCCATAACAGAATATGCAAAAGCACATGGTTTAGAAATTCCAAAATAGTGATTAACGGTATAAAACATAAAAAGACATTAAAAAACATAAAATAAACGTTAAAATAATAAATAAAATCCTAGAAAAATTGAATTAAAACATAGTAATATCAATATTTCAACGTTGTTATACATAAAAAAACATAAAAATAACGTTGAAAAGTATTGACGCAAAAAACAGGATATGTTACTATATAAGAGTAGTCGGGTGACAGACGACTACTAAATACAAGATTAGGAGATTAAACAATGACAAGAGAAGAATTAAATCAAATAAAATTAGGAAAGACAGTAATAAGAATAAATTCAACAGGTGAAGAAATATTAGTAACTGGTTGGAATGAAACTAGAGGGGGGAAACAAACTTACGTTTTCGCTGACGGTAGAAACTGGCAACCAAGTACATTATTAAAAAGATGCTCAATAGTTACTTTTGGAGTTGAAGAAACACAAGAATTATCAGACAGAGCAAAAAGAATGTTATCAGTAATAAAAGATCAAAAAAGAGTTGATATATCAACTGAACAATTCGAGTACGATTGCAATACTTACAAAGATCATATTGATCAATATATCAATGAATTAGTTGATGCGGGAGAAATAATATTAAACGGAAGTATAGCGACAATAGCAGCAGAAGAAATTGAAAGCAAAAAACAATTTGTGGAAGATGTATTGGACGAGGTAGTATTACTATTGCCCGAAGGTTGCGAAATGGTATACGAAAATAAAAGATATGACATTGAAAAGTATAGTGATATGTTAAATACAACCGAAAATATATTGGCATATATTGATGCTAAAATAAAAGTTATATCGGTTAATAAGGTACTAGACGAGTTGGAACGAATAGGTTATGTTATGAATTGCGTTTTAGATGTAGATGCGTTTGGAGAGTTCGAAGAAGGTGAACTCAAAGTGGTACACGACGAAAGTTATTACCAATCGGAAATTATAAACCTTCTTAGGATAAATTTAATGGAGTTCGTAACACAAGCAGTTCGTAATCTTCCGAAACATTGGAGTATCACATTCAACGGTAGATATTCGATCCTAAAGGGTGAGCAATTACCTAGTGAGTCATTGGTTCAAATGTGTAAATCAGAACTAGCAGAAGAACAAATAGCTGCTGCTAATCTGTTGCTAGATCAACTAAATTCAATGGGTATACGATATTATCCCGCTGAAAAATAAAAAATCTCAAAAAATAACATGAAAAAATGTTGACACTAACGTTAAGATATGATATTATATAATAGTAGTCGGGTGACAGACGACTACTAAATATAATAGAGGATTGACCAAAAATGAAAATTAATAAAAAGATACTAAAGAAAATAGCAATAGGATATGGTGTTTGCATGGCTGCAACATTAACTTTAAGTATTGGATTCGGAATTACCGATTCAATAACTGGTGGAACTTTAACAGAGTGGGCAAATGAAGTTGACGCAGAAGAAGTCGAACCAGTATTTGCTAAATGTTCAAACTGTGGAGAATATACAAAAGTTTGTTTAAGCGATTGTAAAAGATGTGAAGGAGATTTAGAACACGACCACGAAATTGGACTTTGGAAAAAATGTACGAACTGCGACGAGTTCATATATGATTTAAACGCTAGAGAAAATCACCTTAAAGAGTTTGCAAGACAAAAAAAGGAATTAGAAAACTCTACTAAATTCAAATATGCAAGTTGGAAAGAACGTAAAGAAATGACTAAAGCACTTTGTGACGAAGAAGAACGCCAACACGAAAGATAATAAAAATTTAAAACAGGTAAAATTAAAGAAAAGAGGATTAATGCAATGACAAAAAATTTAATACAAGAATTAAACAATATAGTAACAAGAATAATAGATTTAGGAAACTACAACACAAAAGGACAAGTTGACGGAGAGGACTTCAAGTTTATATCGACGTTCGAAGAATACGACGCAGCAGACACAAGCGAGAAAACAGTACTAGAATATAAAGATAAGGCTTTTCGTATGGAATACGAAAAAGATTTTGACGGTGAATATAATAAAGCTCAAAAAGACTATATGCCAAACTTACTTTGGGGACTAGATAAGTCGGGAGTGAAAGACGGAGAACACGTTAGGTTAATATTAGGTTTACCTATAAATTCACTAGGACAAAGCGACAAGATCAAAGGAGATCTTATCGGAAAATCATTCACCTTCAAAACTACGGAAGAAAAAACAATTCACATTGAAGATGTGGTAATCGTAGGAGAAGGTATATCGAGTTATTATATGCTGCCTAAAGAAGAAAGATCAAAAGATGTAATACTAATAGATATTGGAGGACGTACAACAAACGTTGTAGAGTATAAAAACAAAAGAATTGTAAATAAAGATACCTTCCCAGCGGGAACGATAGATTTTTACAATAGGGTTAAAGCAAAATTCAATAATGAGCATGGTCAAAATGTAGAAACACATGAAGTGAGACATTATATACAAACGGGAGTTATTCCAGTTTATGAAGACCTTGAGGACGAGTTCATAAAAGAGTTAATGAATAAGATGAAAAATTCATTTAATTTAGGACTAGGTAAATTAATAGTGTTTACAGGGGGAGGATCAATTGACTTTAGAAGGGCAATTGAAGGATATAATAAAAATTATATGTTCTTAGAAAATCCGATACATTCAAATAATAAAGGTAAAAGAAGAATAGCAAAGGCGAAAGGTTGGTTATAATATGGCAAACGAAAGATTAAGTTTATATTTTAATACAGAAAATGAAACTGAAAGGCTAATATGGGAATATCTTACTAAAGACGGTAAGTATGGAAAGTCTAAAAATGCAAAGAAGGCTTTCGAAATAATGTTGGAAGTTGAGGGGGTTATTCCCCCAACGCAACTAAATAGAATATTTGCAGAGTCAATATTAACTGAAAAGGCAAATACACTAGCTGGAATGTTAGCATCGACATTAACTGCACAACAAGCAGTACAAACAGTAGTCCCAGCAGCATCACAATCAGAAGATGATGATAAAAGTATAATTCATACGTCAGAAGATGATGACGACATAGATTTAGATGACGATATATTAAATTAAGGTAAAAGAAAAAGGGCGACTTGATTGGTGGTCAAATCGCCCTTTACTAATATAGTTGTATATTAGATTGCTTGGTAACATCTAATATACACTAAACAAACAAATAAATCAAGTGAGGTATATTAGAAAATGGAAAATATAATAGTGACAGTAATGAATAACTTAGAGGAATTGGAGAAAAAAAGAGGTATGGTTGGAACTGTAATTGGTTTGATCTTAATCACTTTAGTAATCGGAATTGCAATATTCGGAATTACAACAATTGTTAAATTCAGCATCAGTTTAATAAATGCAATCTGTATTGAATTTTTCAGATTTAGATTATATTAAGATTAGGGGGCTAAATTATGGATAATGCACAAAACACATATTGGGAGATCTTACGATTAATATTAAAGGTTTTGAAATTTAGCTCCTATCTAGCAATTACTTTGCTAGAGTTATTTATAAAAGTATCTAAAGCCTTATTAAACCTAACAGATTACGAACCCTTTAAATTCGTAACTGATTACAAATATGAGGTACTGGGACATAGAGTTAAAGAAGATCTTAATTTAAAAGCAATACAGGTTGCCACAGACAACATGGCAAGGCATCAATATAACTTTCCACGTTCTGAAATGTTTCAAACGCAATATAAAAACATACAGGAAATATTAAAGATATGTAAAGATGAACAAGCTCCAATCGACGACATGATCTATAAAGATATTTTATATAGAATAGGTATATTAATCGTTGAAAGTGAAAAAGTAGCACTAAAAGAAGGACATCAATTTGCAAAACGAACTAAGTTTATACTAGATAATAATATATATGATAATTACGTTCGAGAAAAGATTTTAAGCGGTGACGCTGACGGATTAATGCAAGAATATCTTTACAATCAAAGAAAAGCGGAAAATGACAATGAGAAAGGATTTACGATAGATGATTACTAGAATGTTACAAACAGGAGAGCAAGTGACACCGATTCCATACTGGGAAGGTTATTTTATTACTACATTTGGACGAGTTATAAGTGCTAAAAGAAAATATACTTATACTACATATGACGGATCTAAAACAACGATTACGAAATTTAGAGAATTATCTCAATACGAAGTTAAAGGATATAAACGAGTATCTTTATATAGAGGAAAACAACGTGCAGATCTTTACGTACACGATTTAGTTATCCAATGTTTTAAAGGGGTGGCGGATAAAAGATATTATAAGGTTATCCATAAGAACCATAACAAACTTGATAATAATATTGATAATTTAGATTATAAATTAAGGAGGGGTAATCATGAATGTCCATGTTAGAAAATTAAATCACTTGTTAACTGATACAATATTCAATGTTACATTTCACCATGATCATGGGAGTACGATTATGAGTGAGTGTACGTTGAGATTCGATAGGGATTTTTTAATATTTGAGAATTGCAACTCGCAGTTAGTTTTAAACCGTGGATCTGTTCGCTTTACATCTGATATTGATGAAAAAAACAATATCACCACGGTTAAATTAGACGGATTAAACTATATCTTAATAAGTATAAAAAGACAATAAACCCCTCTTTCGATAAGTGATCCACTATCGAGAGGGTATAGGTATAAAATGCAACCTCGAGAGGGGTTGCATTTTTGATTTTCCAATAATGAGAGTGGTCGAGAGTGTAGAGGTCTGACAACAGTATAGGTTTTTGACGGGTGCGAAAAATAGGGGGAATTGCTGCGGGGGGAGAGGTGGAATTTATTTGTTGATATTTCTAACAAAGTTACTATAACAAAATAGTGATTGGAGATTACCCCAATCACTATTTTTATTCATCTTCTAAATATATTTTTAAAAGCGTCATAACCTTATCGTATTTATCTTGCGGTAAATTAATGATTTTATCCGCCAGTTCTTTAAATTCGTAATGGTTTTCTAGTGTGCTTAGATCACTATCCATTCTTCCATTTCCAGTAAGTATCCATTCTTTATTAACCCCAAACAATCTACAAAAAAGATCTATCGTTGATGTGGTAGGATTACATTGATTTCGTTCTAACCTTGAAATATGATCCCTAGATAAATGCAACGCCTCACCCATCTGTTGTTGTGTTTTTTTATGTTGTTTACGAATATATTTTAAGCGTTCACCCTGTGTTTCAAATTTGATTTCATTCATTGGTTAAATCCCTCCTTATAACTCCAATTATACCCCATTTGAGTGTGTCACATAAACACATTAAAAGTTACAAAACTGTTAAAGTTGCAACATTTGTCGACATACTCACAATATAATTATAGTACTTTTTGATGTAAATTTATAGTGATTTTGCCCGACAAAATGCGACATAATGTAGAAAAAAACTTGACGAATTAAGATATTTAATCTAAAATATACCTCAGATGCGACAAAATGTCGTATTTTTTTCGGAGGAGGTACTGCATCACATGAGCTATGACGAAATTATAAGGCAGACAATGTTACAATTAATCGAACTAAACGATAAATTGACAAATGACGAATTTAATGAATTCAAAGGGATCATAGATAATTTAATCCTTGACGGAGAAAATGACCCCTCTTTTAGAAAGGAGTAACATTTTTGAAAGTGGAACTTTACGAACATCAAAAACAAGTTCTCGAGTTGACAAAAGGTCGAAATAGAGTTGCATATTATTTAGATATGGGACTGGGCAAAACGTTTGTTGCAACCGAGAAAATGAAAGAATTAGACGAGAAATTAAATATAATTGTATGTCAAAAGTCCAAAGTTGACGACTGGATCGAGCATGTAAAAATATATTATGGTGAGTATGAGGTACTGAAATATAACAACCAAGATTTAAGTAATATCTCTACTAAAACCGTTCTTGTGATAAACTACGACTTAATTTGGCGACGTCCACAGTTTACGAAGATAACAGATTTTACACTTATACTAGATGAAAGTTCCTACATCAAAAATGATCAAGCAACAAGAACGAAATTTATACGAAAGTTAAAGTTTAAAAACGTGATCTTACTAAGTGGAACTCCCGTAGCTGGAAAATACGAGGAACTTTACTCACAATTAAAATTGCTAGGATATAAAAAAAATAAATCAGTTTACTTTTCCACATATATAGTGACGACAAAATTTAAGATCGGCGGTGTGCCAATACAGAAGGTAGTTGGCTATAAATGCGTCGACCGACTTAAACGAAAGCTGCGAGAACTCGGGGCGGTATTCATGAAGACAGAGGACGTTTTTAAACTTCCAGCCCAAGTACATACTATCGAAAAGGTTGCAAATACGACATATTATAAGAAATTTAAAAAGGATAGGTTATTGATCACTAACGAGTTGGAGTTGGTGGGAGATACTACATTAAACAGGTTATTATATTGCCGCCAACTTGCAAGTCAATATAATCAAAACAAACTTGATAAATTAAAATCTTTACTAGAAGGAACAGAGAACAGAGTAATAATTTTTTATAATTTTGATAAAGAGCTAGAGTTGATTAAATCAGTTTGTAAAAAGTTAAATAAACCAATATCCATTGTAAATGGTAAATGTAGAGATCTATCAAACTATGAAAAATTTAATAATTCAATCACATTGATCCAATATCAAGCTGGATCAATGGGGTTGAACCTTCAAAAAGCAAATGTAATAGTATATTTTAGTTTGACTATGTCTAGCGAGTTATTCGAGCAATCGAAAAAAAGAACTCACAGGATCGGACAGCAGCAAACGTGCTTTTATTACTATTTGCTTACAGAGGGATCAGTTGACGAGGAAATTTATAACACATTATTGGAAAGAAAAGATTATACCGACAGATTATTTATTGAAAGTGAGATTTAAGTTATGGGAATAAATAAAGCTAATTATTCAGAGTATACCACAGATGAGATAATTGAATTTGCGGATTCTAAAGCAATCTGCCCGTTTGACTGGGAACTCCCAGTACTTCCAGTTTGTAAGGAAGGTGAAGATTCCGAAGAATGTAATCGTTGTTGGAAAGCTGCAATAGGATCAATGACTAATGTCACACCATTGGCATTATTCGAAAGTAATGCTCTTACTGTTTTGGCAGATCTAGCAATTCAAGAAAAGAGATACAAGGAACTTGCAACGAGTAGGGACGAATTAAAAACAACCTTGCTTGGATTAATGGAACAGTATGGAATTACTAAATTTGATAATGATAATATATCAATCGCATATGTCAAAGAAAGAACAGGAACAAAATTCGATACGACTCGATTTAAAAAAGATCACCCCGAACTATATAAACAATATCTTACAGAAACGCACACAAAGGCGAGTATAAGGTTTAAAACCAATGGCTAAAACACCCGAGGGTAAATTCACCGAACAGGTGATAAATTTCTTAAATTCGCTGGGTGGTGCTTGTTGGCACTACAAGGTGTACGGAGGGGGATATTTCCAAAGGAGTGGTATTCCCGATATTGTAGGAGTTTATAGGGGTAAATTTTTCGCTTTAGAACTTAAAGCAGAGAACGGGAAAGCATCACCGTTACAAATATATAATATAGATAAGATCAATCGAGCGGGTGGTAAGGGTTACATATTAAAACCTAGTCAGTTTGAGGATTTTAAAAAGGAGTTTATGAAAATATGAATATATACGAGAAATTACAGAAGATTCAACAGGAACTTAAAGTACACAAAAGCAATTATAACTCTTTCGGTAGATATAAATATAGATCTTGCGAGGATATAGTCGAGGCGGTTAAACCGCTGCTAGATAAATACAAAGCTACTTTATTAATAAGTGACGAAATGGTTAATCTAGGAGATAGATTTTATATAAAAGCGACTGCGACGTTATACGATATTGAGAGTGACGCAGAGTTACGAAACGATCACATACTTAATTCGACTGTATCTGCAACAGGTTATGCAAGGGAAGAATTACATAAAAAGGGTATGGACTCGAGTCAAGTCACAGGTGCGGCAAGTTCATACGCAAGAAAGTACGCACTAAATGGTTTATTATGTATCGACGACACTAAAGATAGTGATGCTACTAACCAACATATAGATATACCATTTGAAGGTGGAGAAGATGAAACGACTCCAACAGGTCAATTTACTGCGTTTAATGCAGCAGAAGAAGAACAAACAAGCAGAAGGAGAAAAAGAAGATAATGGGAATATTTGATAAATTCAATCAAGAAATGGATAAAGAGTTAATACAAAGTGAAATAAACGAGATACAAAAAAATACTTTTGAGGACGTTCCGCATGGAGAGTATGAAGTTGCAGTTACTAAGATCGAAGTTAAACCAACTAAAAACGGGGACAAAGTCATGTTATCTTGTACATTCAAAGTGTTAGACGGACAATATAAAGGACGATTAATATTCTTCAATCAAGTAATAATGACAGGGTTTCAAATACATATGGCCAATCAATTCCTTAGATCATTAGATACAGGAGAAACAATAGAGTTTAAAGACTATGATCAATACTGTGATTTAGTTAAAGTAATAGACGTTGTGATACAAAAATCAGAGTTAGAATATGAGTTAGAGTACAGTAAAACAGAAAAAGGTTATGATCAATTTAAAATAACGGAAGTGTACGAAGGTTAAGCATGAGGGGCCTTGCCCCTTGTGTAATTTTTTTGAAATTTTGAGAGGTGGGAGCTATGCTTTTTTATGACTTTGAGGTCTTTAAGGAAGATTGGTTAGTTGTTATTGTAGATACTAACAGAGAAGAAATACACGAAATAATAAATGATAGAGTAGCACTTGACAAGGTATATCAAGCCAACAAAAATAATATTTGGATCGGGTACAATTCAAGGCGATATGATCAGTACATTTTAAAAGCGATTCTTTGCGGCTTTAATCCAAAAGCGATAAATGATTTTATGATAGTTGAAGGCAAAGGTGGTTGGGAGTTCTCGAGCTTATTAAATAAATACCCAGTTATCAATTTCGATATAATGACTTCTATGCACTCCTTAAAGCAATTAGAGGGGTTCATGGGTAACAACATCAAAGAAACGTCCGTTTCATTCAATATTGATCGTAAGCTAACAGATCAAGAATTAAAAGACGTATTGCAATATTGTCGTCATGACGTAGAGCAAACGATCGAAGTATTTTTAAATCGTAAAGAAGAATTTGAGTCACACTTGGGGTTGATTAAGGCTTTTAATTTGCCAGTAAGTTATATGTCAAAGACAAAGGCGCAATTAAGTGCGATCATCTTAAATGCACAAAAGCAGCAATACGACGACGAGTTCGATATATCTATTGTTAAGCCGCTGCGTTTATCTAAATACAATTATATTAAAGAATACTACCTAAACCCGATCAATTTAGACTATGATAAAAAACTAACTACAGAGATCTACGGAGTTAAACATATTTTAGCATTTGGTGGAATACATGGGGCGATTGATCACTACATAGGGGACGGTCTTTATGTAATGTCCGATATAGCCAGTATGTACCCTAGCCTTATGATATTGTTCGATTTCCTAAGTAGAAACGTGGTAGAGCCGAAGAAATTCGAAGAAATCAGAGATACTAGAATACGATATAAAAGAGCAAAGAACCCACTTCAAGCACCTTTAAAGATTGTCATAAATGGAACGTACGGAGCCAGTAAAGATAAGAATAATCCCCTATATGATCCACTAATGGCAAATAATGTTTGCATCAATGGGCAGTTGTTAATAGTTGACTTATTAGAGAAATTGGAGATTGCTTTTGGTGATGATCTTAAATTAATACAATCTAATACCGACGGGATTCTTGTTAAATTAGAAAAACCAACTGACTACGATAAATATGTGTCAATTTGTTCCGAGTGGGAAAGAAGAACTGGATTCGAGTTAGAACATGATAAATATTGTAAGGTTATTCAGAAGGACGTGAACAACTACATAATAGTAGACGAAAACGGGAAATACAAATCAAAAGGATCTTACGTTAAGAAACTTAGTAAACTTGACTATGATCTTCCGATAGTGAATAAGGCAATAGTTAATTATTTTCTATATAATATCCCAGTTGAAAAGACTATTCTTGATTGTAACGAATTGAAAGAGTTCCAAAAGATTGTTAAGATCTCGAGCAAATATAAATACGCAGTTCATAACGACGAAGTATTACACGAAAAGACGTTTAGAGTATTCGCATCAAGGATCAGATCAGACGGAGGTATTTTTAAAGTTAAGATCAATACTAGAGAGAAAATCGCAAATACACCGCATAAGTGCTTTATAATGAACGACGACATAAATGGTATGAGTTGTCCTCGGGCATTAGATAAAGGTTGGTATATTGAACTTGCTAAAAAACGTATAGACGACTTTAAAGGAGTAAAATAATGATGAAAACGAATAAACATGGGAATTTTACAGTTCAATTAGGGCTTAAATATGATTATTCACAAGACGAGTTACCAGTCACAACATATAAATTGACTCGAGAAGAAATGGATCAGTATTTAAAAGAAATGAAATTACGCCAAGTAGAAAGGAGAAAATAAATGTTACAGTTACACAAAGGTGATGTTGTCATGGCGAAGTTTGATTATCAAGGTTTAGAGAAAAACAGAGTTTACACAGTAGTTGCAACAAATGACGTTGGGTGCGTATGGGTTGCTGATGAATACGGTAAACATTTAGATTTTTGGTTCGCAGAGGAACGTTTCATAAAACAAAATTCGAGAGGTTCAGCAGCATTAATATCAACAATTGACTTGTCAGTCGGATCATTAGTACAACCGATTGAAGATTACGGATATTTAAAGAGAGATCAAATATATAGAGTTAACGTAATCGAGGAAGAACATAACTCAATTGAGGTGGAAACACTAGACGGAGCAAAGATAGACTGTACATATAAAGTATTTAGATTTAAAGTCGCTACAAAGGATCAAGAACTACCAAAAGGTAACGATATAGAACACAGTCCGCATTATTCAGTTGGAAAAATAGAAGTTATTGATTTTATACAAGATCAAGATTTAAATTTTGCGTTAGGGAACGCAATCAAGTACATTTGCCGCTGCAATTATAAAGGAACTAAAGAAAAGGATCTTAAAAAGGCAATACAATATTTAAAATACGAGTTGGAGGTTAAATAATGAAGGTTGAATTAATGTCACATACACTAGCACCAGCAGCAGTAATTGCGAGTGCTGCAAAATTATGTTATTCGAAAAGCGGAATAGATAACATAAGGGCAAAATTAACAATGGAAGAAATTGATAGGTTTTTAAACCACTTGGAGAAGATCGGGCATGAGTCGCCATTCGAACACGCATCTTTTACATTTGCGATAGAGGGGATCTCGAGAGCCTGTACACATCAAATAGTTAGGCATAGATTGGCTAGTTACTCGCAGCAATCACAAAGATATGTTAAATTAGATCAATTCGAGTACATAATACCACCAGCTATTGCATCAAGTGAACATTCGAAGAAATTATTTATACAACATATGAATAGAACACAAGCTCTTTATGACGAATTAGTCATTGAATTATTACATAGTGCTTTTGAGTCAGAATATCCCGACGCATATTTCAACTATCAAAGAAAATGGGCGGAATTAAGCGAGGACGAACAAAGAGAGTTCAATTTTGATCTTATGGAGTATATAAGAGATATATTCCCGAGTACGATCCGTGGATTAGAGAAAAAGGCAATAGAGGACGCAAGATATGTATTCCCTAATGCGTGTGAAACGAAAATAATCGTAACAATGAACGCAAGATCATTATTTAACTTTTTCAGACACAGATTATGCAATAGGTCACAATGGGAGATTCAACAAGTTGCAGAGGCTATGTTAACAGAAGTTAAAAAAGTTGCACCACCAGTATTTGCAAATATCGCCCCCGACTGTGTACATGGAAAATGTGGTGAGGGTAAAATGTCATGCGGCAAAGCTGCTGAAATGAAAGAAAAATATTTATAAAATTGGAGATTTTAAAACAATGTCAAAACAAACAAATATTCATAACTGTATTGGAAAAGGAAGATTAATTAAAGAGTGTGAGTGCTGCGGACAAGTATTCAGAACAAACAGAGAGGCAAAGCGATTCTGTAATGATGATTGTCGTATTGAATTTAAGAATAGGACACTAACTGAAAATAGACCTATCCGACCTAAAACGAAGGAAGAACAATTATTAATAAAGCAATTAGTTGCAATGTTAGAACCATATAGAAGAACAGGAAGGATTTCGAGATATGGCAACAGGTAAGCCAGTTAGAATAACCAATATTCTCACAGGTGAAATACACGAGTTCAAAAGTCAATATGCACTATCAATATTTTTCATGGACTTATACGAAACCGAAATTTGCAGCGGAAATATAAAGCGAATGATAAATCAAAAACGACCATATCGAAGATTATGGATAATTGAGTATATATAAAGGAGTATTAGAAAATGTTTAAAGGGTACATACCAACGAAAGGCAAAAGACCGACAGAGTCGATAAAAGGAAGATCAAAATTTTACACATTGGACGAGGTGAAGGATCTCCACGAATATGGTGGGGTTTTAGACGACAATTACATAATGGTAGACGTTGACGACAGGGTGCAGTCGATAATATTAAAGCAGATCTTGGACGATTTGGAAATAAAATATCATTCTTTAAAAACCAAAAGGGGTATGCACTTCTATTTTCTAAATACCAATGTTCAAGGAAATGCAATAGCGGTTACTACTGCTGTTGGAATAACAGTTGATATTAAGATCGGGACGAAAAACGCAGTTGTACCTTTAAAACTGGACGGATCAGAAAGAGAGTTAATAATAAATAACGAAGTAGATCCGTTACCTAAGTTTTTAACCGTAGTTAAACGACTTCCCGATTTCTTCAATATGGAGGAAGGCGAAGGGCGAAATCAGACGTTCTTTACATATATATTAAAGTTACAAGGTCATGGATTCGTAAAAGATGAAATTAGAGAATGTATAAGATTGATCAATGACTACATATTAAAAGATCCTCTATCTAAATTAGAAATTGATACGATATTGAGGGACGACGCATTTAATAAACCGTCATTCTACAATGAAAAGGGGCAATTTATGCACGATAAATTTGCCGAGTTTATAAAGAATGAGGAACACATAATCAAGATCAATAATAAGCTGCATATTTATGTAGACGGTGTGTATTCGGATAAATATTCGGATATAGAGAGATCATTAATTAAGCATATTCCAACATTAACGAAATCTAGGAGAGCCGAAGTCATTTCATATCTTGAATTAATCGCTAAAAATGAAAATCTATCAAATACTGATTATGTGGTTTGTAAAAACGGACTTTTAAATCTAAAGACATTGGAATTAGAAGATTTTTCACCGAATTATATTTCTAAGAATAAAATAGCAGTTTCATATAATCCAGCAGCAAGATCAGAGGTACTAGATCGTACACTTGACAAGATTGCCTGTAATAATCCCAAGCTGCGACGCATAATCGAGGAAATGATTGGGTATTGCTTACTACGTCGTAATGAACTAGGGAAATCATTCATACTAACAGGTGTTGGATCAAACGGTAAGAGTACGATCCTTGATGTTCTAAAAGCCCTAATTGGTGAGGACAATATTTCATCACTAGGAATGAATGAACTGGGAGTGCGATTCAAGACCGCTGAATTATACGGGAAAATGGTCAATATAGGGGACGATATTTCAAGTGCATATATTGACGATAACTCGATCTTTAAGAAACTGGTTACAGGTGAGTCGGTGAACGTTGAACGTAAAGGGGCTGATCCTTTCGACTTCAAAAATACATCTAAGCTAATCTTTTCAGCAAATGAAGTTCCAAGAATAAACGACACCAGCAACGGACTAATGAGAAGATTGGTTATAATACCATTTAACGCACAATTCAAGTCAAGTGATGCAGACTTTGATCCATTTATCAAAGATAAGCTACTTATGACGGAGAGTTTGCAACATTTACTTAATTTAGGACTTGAAGGATTAAAAAGAGTGCTAAAACGCAACGACTTCGAAACGGTGGACGAAGTAAAAGCGGAATTAAAAGAATACGAAAAAGAGAATAATCCGATCATTGAGTTCATGGAAGATTTCAAGATCGAGAACGAACCGTCAACGGAACTATACAAAAGATATGTCGTTTGGTGTTCAGAAGGTAATTTAAAACCACTTGGAAGAACAGTATTTACCCGTAACATCAAAAAGCAAGGTTACGACGTCAAGGTATTAAGGATCGACGGAAAGAACACTAGAGTATTTATTAAAAAAGTGTAGCGGCTACAACCAAGCAATAGCAACAGCAGCAGCGGCTTTTCATCAAGTGCTACACTTCTGCTACACTTTGAAAATTAGAAGTGTAGCGGCTACAACGTAGTAATATCAATGGTTCAAGGGTGGTGCTACACTTTGCTACACTTTCTCTTTATACTTCTAATATTTTAATTAATTTTTATTTTTTTATATATAAAGGAATTAGAAACAAAGTGTAGCAGTAAAAATCGACTCTAGCCCAGTAATACCAACGGTTTGAAGTGTAGCAGAAGGGTGTTACAAAGTGTAGCAGCAAGATCAATTTAGAAAGGGAAATCACAATTAATGAGTACAAATAACGAAAGATTAAAGTTAGAGGGTTTATTATACGAATATAAAGATATAGAAATAGAGATCAAAGAGTTAGAATTGAGAATAGAGTCAGAGGACATAAGAGGTGTAATGTATAATGATATGCCGTCAAGTCCCAATGTAAATACATCAAGTAGTGTGGAGCAATCAGCAGTAACACTAGAGAACCTAAGACGTAAGATAATATATCTATCTAATAAAAAGAAACGTATAGAAAATATGTTGTCACTATTAAGCGATAGAGATAAGATCATAGTTGAAATGTATTACTTTAAAGATTATTCATTAAGAGATATTGCTTTCAAGTTAGATCTAAACGATAACTATATTTCAAGACGTAAAGCATATATATTAAATAAATTAGTACCTTTTGCAGTACGTCATAGATTAGTAGTATAAATGTAAAGTAAATGTAATTGGAATGTAATCGAAAAGATAAGTCAATGTAATACTCTAAATGGTATTATAGTATTATAGAAAAGAAGGCGAAAGGGATCTCCCAAAAGGGAAGTCCCTTTTTTAATGGGAGGAAACGAATGTTATTAAAGACGTGTTCTATGTGTGGGAGTATAATCACACAGGATCAAGTAAGATGTAATAGCTGCGAAAAGAAACGCAACAAAGATAGATATACAAGATCATTAAACAATCACGAAAGGTTATACAAAACAACTCGTTGGTGTAGAGTTAGGGACAGTATATTAAAGAAGTATAATTATATGTGTGTTTATTCTTGGTATAAATATTGCAAGGTTAGACCAGCGAAGATCATACATCATATTGATCTAGCTAATAGGGAGAACTTCTTTGATACAGATAATTTAATTCCTTTGACGTTTGAAGTGCATGAAATAATACATTCCGATTATAATGATGAAGTCAAAGCAGAGTTAAAAGAGTATCAGAGGTTATGGTTAGAAGATTTTATATAAATTTTTTTATACCCCTGACTTCGCAAAACATTTTTTCGTTTTCACAGAAGAA